GAGGTAAGCGGAAGGCTTGCCATTGTGCTATCCATCGAGCCCAGCCCTCGGACCACCGCCTATCACATGCATGAAGTGGAGGTACTGATGGCCAACATGCGTTTGAACTTCATTGTGTACGAGCTGGAGAAGGTGGCGTGACCATCGGCATCTACTGCATCACTGAGATCAGCACAGGCCTCTGCTACATCGGGCAGTCGAAGAGCATTGAGAGGCGCTGGAAGACACACCACGCGCGCTTCCCTCTTCATCGTTTTACCTATTCAGTCCTGATGCTGTGTCCTGAAGAGGATCTCAACAGATGCGAGGTGGACTTCATCAGTCGATGGGACAGCCACCGAAACGGTTTCAACAAGACGATCGGCGGAACGTCTATCAAGGCGACGCATCCTGACGCTGATACACTTGCGAAGTTGAGCGCATGGCAGAAGGGAAAGACGTTCTCTGAAGAGCACCGTGCGAAGTTAAGTGCTGCTGCGAAGGTAAAGTCTTTCTCTCCTGAGCACCGTGAGAAGTTAAGCGCGTCGCGGAAGGGCAAGACGCACTCTGATGAGACACGTGCGAAAATGAGTGCGTTGAGGAAGGGAAGGAAGGGCAGAGAGGGAAGACTTTACTCTGATGAAACACTTAAGAAGATGAGTGCTGCTCAGAAGGGGCGGACACTCTCTCCTGAGCACCGTGAGAAGATAAGCGCTGGTGCGAAAGAGCGCCAACGCAGACATCTTCAAACACGTGGTATACCTAAGGAAGAGGCACTCGCTTGAGCGAAAACGCACATGAAGACGTCAAAGAGGCCACCGCATCTGAAAATCTTAAGAAGTTCAAGAAGGTGCGCAAGGCGATCAAGGACCGCGACATCGCTGAAGTCAGCTGGAATCTGCTAGAGATGTGCATTCAGGACCTGGAGGAGTGCGGAGAGACCAAACTCTTGGGCAAGACAGGCCTGATGGAGATGGTCCGCATCATCAGCGTCCAGAAGAACGAGGGCAACCAGCAGGCCAAGCTGGAGAAGGTGTCTGAGATGCGCGAGTGGCTGAGGCGAGCGGGCTGATGAAAGACGACATCATCAATCCCTTGCTAGTGATCATCATCCTTCTCTTCTGCAAGTGCGCTCATCAGCAAATGTGCAGTGGTCCTGATGCCGCTTCAGACGCTGAGTGTGGCAACAGCGATCCCTCTGAGACACACACTCGATGAACATCAAGGACATCATCAGCGATCCTGTCCTCTTCTGCTCACGGCTCACCATCGTCGACAAGCGGGGCAGACCTGTCAAGCTGAAGCTGCGGTCAGAGCAGATCCAGATTATTGAGTCTCTTGCCGCTGGGGACGACACGCTGGTCCTCAAGGCGCGACAGATAGGCAGCACTACAGCTGTGGCCGCATTCTTCTTCTGGAAGTGGTTCACAGCACCAGACTCGCAGACCTACGTCTCCCTGTCACACAAGCTGGCCTCAGCGAAGCACATCCTCGACATTCAGCGTCGCTTCTTCACTTCCCTTCCCAGGGCGCTTCAGCGTCCCCTCAGTGTGGACAACACCACCACCATGACGCTTGCGGACACAGGTGCTACACTGATGGCGGCTTCCGCTGAGGGCAAGGGCGGCCTACGCTCCTTCACGGCCACTGGACTCCATATCTCAGAATTTGCGTTCACGCCGCACGCTGACGAGCTGAAGGCCACAGCCATCGCAGCCCTGAACGGCGGCCAGCTCTGCATTGAGTCCACTGCCAACCACTGGGGCGATCCGCTCCACCGAGAGATTGAGCTCTGGGAGGCAGAGATGGTGGAGTGGGACTTCCTCTTCTTCCCGTGGACGTCGCACGAGGAGTACACGCAGGAGCCTCCTGAAGACTTCGAGATCAATCCCGATCTAGACATGACGCCAGGCCAGCAGTACTGGATGGCCCGCATGGCGGGCAAGTTGGGAGAGACCAAGTTCCGACGTGAGTATCCACTCTCAGTGGACGACGCCTACGCACAGACGGACGGAGCGTGGATCCCGGCTGAGATGTTGAAGGACATCCAGGTCGTGAAGCTGGAGACAGAGGGCGGTCAGATCTCCAAGCTGGATCACAACGACCGCTATGCGATTGGAGTGGACACTGGCGCTGGCGTCGGAGGCGACTACTCCGCTCTGGTCGTCGTCTCAGCCATGAGTGGCAGTGTGGTGGAGGTGAGACGCTCCAACAGTCACACTCCCACAGACTGGGCACAGGTCGTCGCTGACGCCTCACGCAAGTGGAAGGACGCGAAGGTGCTGGTGGAATCCAACGGCACTTGGGGCGGCGTCATCATCACTGAGCTGAAGCACATGAGCATCCCGCTGTGGAAGGACTCAGACGGCGACGACTGGACCACCAATGCGTCCACCAAGCCCAAGATGCTGGAGGGACTGAAGGATGCGCTCTCGCGTGTCGCCATCCCAGTGCTGGACAGCTGGACAGTGGGCGAGCTGAGGGCCTTCAAGGTGGACGACCGAGGCAATCCCTTCTGTCCACGCAACGGCATCCACCACGGCGACACGGTGATCGCACTCGCTCTCGCCCTTCAGTGTGTGCAGAAGGTGTCAGTGCCTGATAAGCCGTTCCTACCTGCTTGGATCACTGCACGCAAGGTGAGTGAGGCACAAGGACGCGGCGCACTAAAAGAAATGCGCAGGTACTGAACACATTGTCCCAGAGCGTAATACTTAGGAGTCAGCATGGCTAGATCAGAGAAGGATCGCATCCAATTCATTCGCGCTGCTCTCGAGCAGCACACAACTTACTGGGACACACAGCGCCCGTCGATGCGCAAGTATAAGAACTCGTATATGACGCGTTTCTACAACGACATTGACTCGGCTGGCGCTGAGTCCTCCATCAGAGTGGAGACGGCTGACGCCTACGCTGCCATCGAGTCTCTGATGGGCTCACTTTTTACGAAGTATCCCGGCGTGGAGATTCGAGATGACATCACGGGCCGTGGCAACATTGCTGTGACCAAGGAGTTGGCCAACGCTTGGCTATCGACCTGCCGCCAGCAGGTGGAGAACGCCGCTCGGATGGCACTCATCTACACACACTCCTTCCTCAAGCTGGCGCCCCGTGAGTCTAACATCCTGACGGGGAAGGTCGCAATGCGCGCTGTCCCTCCCTGGCAGGTGATCCTCGACCGTGATGTTGCTGCTCCTGAAGACAATCGCTTCATCGGCCACGTCTACTACATCAGCGTGGATGAGGCTACCGAAAAGTTTGGCAATAAGAAGTGGCTAGGTGTCGCTCAGAAGGACTACTTCACCGACTACGAGCGCAACACCGACCGCAGTTACCGCTCTTACGGTGACAGTCCTGACATGCCCAATGAGTACCTCTACATTGAGATTGTAGAGATGTACGACTTCCAGAACAGCGAGCTCCTCTTCTGGTCGACACACTGGAAGAACGGCACGGAACTGCTGTCCAAAGACACCATTCCTGTGACCACCTTCGACGGTCGCTCGATGTCCAATTTGATCCCCTTCTACTTCTCTCGTGAGCCCGATCGGCCGATGGAAGGATACTCTTCAATGTCCCGGATCTACGACCAGGTGTTCGAGAAGAACATCCTCAGGACGTTCTGGGCCAACGCAATTAGACGTGACAGTCGCCAGTTCATCTACAAGGAGGGCGCCTTCGATGAAGAGGCGCTGGCGAAGATCACGTCCGGCGTGGATGGAGCAATGGTGGCGACCGACTCTGATACTTTGTCTGGTCTAATCGACGTCGTCCCCGTCGTCCCCATCAGCTCCAACCACGCCGTCTACTTGAACTACATCGAGCAGGACATCCAGAAGAGCAGCCTCACGGCAGGCTTCACACGCGGTGAGGCTTCCAAGGCGACGGCGACTGAGGTGTCTGCCCTCATGCAGTACACCGCCTCAGAGCTGGGCAAGATGGCCCGCGACCGCGACAGCACGCTGGAATCGGCCGCTCTGCTCTATGTGCGGATGCTCATTCCTCTCATCGACGACTCTGAGCAGATGATCATCTCCACTCCCGACGGCGCCTCCGCGGTGACAGCTGATAAGTTGGACGCGAACTGGACGTTCTACGCGACTGACGGCGGCTCCACTCCGATGACTGATCTGCTCAAGAAGCAGCAGCTTGTCGGCCTGATCCCTTCTCTCGTGCAGCTCGGTGTGCCGGGCAAAGCGATCAAGGACGAGATCATCCGCCTGTACGGCCTTCCTCCCTCCTTCGGTGAGGAGGTGCAGCCTGCTGGAGGCGCCCCTGCCTCGCCGCTTGGTATGCCTCCTGAGGCTGAGGCTGCAGTGTCTGACGTCATCGGAGGCGTCTGATGCCCCTCTACTCTGCTCGATGCAGTGAGCACGGTGACTTCGACGCACTGGTCAAGTGGGACGAGGTCATTCCCTGTCCCACCTGTGGCCTCGTGTCCAAGCGCCTGGTCTCGATGCCTGCCAAGACCGCCACACTCTGGACCGGAGGCTGGCGCCAGGGGCTGAGCGGCAGCGGCTTCTGGTCTCACTCGGTCGGTGGCCGTGTGTCAGACAAGCGAGATGAGGAGCGCATCATGCACTCTCGCGGTAAGGTGAACGTGAAGGACCTCGGCGGTGAGGCGTTCGAGGACTCCTTTATGTCGGCCAAGCGGCGTGAGGCGAACGAGTTGGACGCCACTGCACGGACATACACCGACAACCTTCAGAAGTTCGGTGGCGACAAGGCCAGAGCGGTGGTGGAGACCTTCCCGGCAAAGCAGATGCTTGCTGACGCTGCAGCGCACGACGCCAAAAGTTAACAACGCATCCACAACTACAGATAGTTCCTACCAACCATCACTGCCACAATAGATAGTATAGCAAGGAGAATGAACATGACGCCCGACGAGACCATGCAGCTGAAGAAGATGCGCGCCCAGGCCATGACGCGGCAGGGCGAGATCGAGGAGACTGAGGACGAGCTCTACGCTGCGACCGCTCCCAAGGGCAAGTTCAGCGGCAAGGCTGCCAACTCGCTGGTCGAAGCGACCAACCGCCTCCTCCCTCTGTTCGGCATCGAGGACAAGTACGACCGCTTCGGCGGTGAGACCATGACCACGCTGCCCCCGGAGTTCATGCGCATCCTCGCCATGTTCAGCAAGGCGATCAGCGACGCTGTGGACCTCGGCATGCTCCCTGAGGACACGGTCCTCGACTTCAGCATGGTCACCGACGACAACGGCCTCCAGTCCCTGGCTGGTCGCATCGGCATGGCCGCCAAGTCTCCCACCTTCAAGCGCTTCCTCAGTCGCAAGACGACCAAGCGCGGTGAAGAGGAGACCGATGAGGAGGGCGAGTACAAGGAAGAAGGCTCCAAGGAGATGGGCTCCGCGGAGATGGACAAACTCATGATGGAACGGATGTAAGCACATGTCACTCAACGCAGCCACGCCCATGACCACGGTCGGGGCACCTGCACAGGCCAATGCAGACAGCAGCGGTTCCGTGCAGGAGACACTTCCCAGCGGCACCAATGGTGT